TTAATAGATTATTTGTTTAAAGAGTAGCCCCGTAAGGCTACTTTTTTATTTATATTCAAGTCCCTTTTTTACTTTTATATTACTTTAATATAATGATTTTAATAAACAAAAATAGTAGTAACGAAGTAGTTTTAACGCTAAGTGAAAAAACATCAATAACAAGTCCTACTTATTTATTTGAGTTTACAAATGATTCAACAAAACAAACTAAGGTATTTATTAGTCAAGACCTCTCTATTAATAAGGAACGTTTTAATTTATTTAATATAATTGAAACCTCAACTGAAGTGCCATTGACAGGACGTGTTAGCTTAACGATTGGAGATTGGAAATATAACATTTACCAACAAGCAAGCACTACTAACTTAGTTGTAGCAAATGCAAGTGGATTAGTTGAGAATGGACGTGTTGAGGTTAAGGGTATTGAAACAGATTTAAATGAATTTACAGGCGAACAAACAACATATAAAGAATTTAATGGCTAAGAATAGTATAGAAGTAGTTAGTAACAATTTAGCGTTTGTAACATTCGCTGAAGAGAAACGTCCCGAAATAAAAAAGGATTGGTCCTATGATTATATTAAGTACGGGAAAAAAAATGATTTTCCAAATGAGTTGATTCGTTATTTTGAAGAGCACGCCGAACATGGTGCAATAGTAAACGCAAAGGCACGTTATTTATTTGGCAAAGGTTTAAAGGCGGTTAATCCAGAACAAGAATTAGTAGCTAATCAATTTTTAGATAATGCTAATCGTTATGAAACGTGGAATGATTTAGGTAAAAAATTAGCTTTAGATTGTGAGTTATTTAATAGCTTTTACTTGCAAATCATAACTGATATGAGTGGCAATCCTAAAGAGTTTTTTCAATTACAATATGCTAAATGTAGATTGTCAGAATGTAAAACTAAATTATATTTTAATGAAGATTGGATTAAAAAACCATCCGATTTTAAAATATTTGATTTATATAATAAAGGCGAAGTAGGAACATTCTTTACAACGTTTAAATATTACCAACCATCTAAAAGTAAGTGGGATTCTATTTATGCAAAAGTACCTTACAACGGTTGTTTATCTGAAATTAAAAGTGATATTGATATTACTACCTTTAATGATAGCTATGTTAAAAAAGGATTCTCAGCGGGGACAATGGTTACTTTCTTTAATGGCGAACAGTCCCCAGAAGTTAAGCGACAAATCAAAGATAGATTTGAACAAGGTTTATGTTCACCTGACAATGCTGGAGAAGTAGTAATTAACTTTGCAGACAAAGGCGGTCAAGCTGCACAAATACAAGCGTTGAACGTTGACGACTTAGATAAGAAATTTGAGTTTATATCTAAGCGTTACCAACAAAAAATAGTAACGGGACACAATATAACTAATCCCGAATTGTTTGGAATTAAACAAGAGGGTTCTGCATTAGGTAATCGTGTTTCAATTAAAGAATCACACGAATTATTTTTAAATACATACACTAAGCCACGTCAAGAAACATTTGTTACATTCATTGAAAACATTTGTTACTCAGTAACGGGAATTTATATTGATTTTGAAATTGAACAGTTAGATGCTATTGGTTACGATTTAACTAATGATGCTGACTTAACTCAAGATGAGCGTAGAAAATTAAAAGGATATGAGCCATTAGTAGCTACTAAATTAGATGCTAACGGAATTGAAATAAAACAAGATGCTGTTAATTCAACTTTAACTAATTTAACAGGCAGACAGTTTCAAGGCTTAATGAGAATAGTATCTAAATTTGATGCTGGTAAAATAAGCAAAGAAAGTGCCTTAGCTTTAATGGTTAGTGCTTTTGGATTAACAGAAGCCGATGCTTTAACATTCTTAAATGAGAATGATGCGGTTGTTGAAAGTCAAGTTAAAATGGCTGAACAAACAAATACTATTTTAGCTAAGTTTAAAAGTTTAGCAAAATCGGATTATGTAGACTTTGAGTTATTATTTGAACATGATGCTCACATTCATAATTCACAGGATGCTTTAAAGTTAGAGTTAAAAGCTCACAAAATGTATTTTGCAGATACTTTAACTATTAGCATAACAGAATTAGACGACGCCGTTTTAAATGCAATACAGGGCAATCCTACACTAACAGTTGAGCAATTAAACGCTTTACTAAAAGTGGATGTAACAGAATCATTAAATAGATTAGCTGAAAAGGGATTAATTGAAACAAACGCAAGGGGTTATGAAGCTACTACTAAGGGAATTGAAAAGGTAACTAATCCGATTGACGAATATGTAACCGAAATCAAAACAATTTATAAATACAAAACTAAGCCAGACGCTCCAGCTTTATTAACTCAATCACGTCAATACTGCAAAGAATTATTAAAAGAAAGTCAAACTAAGTTTTGGGAATTTGAAGACATTGATAATATGAGCAATGAGTTTGGAATGAATGCTTGGGATTTTAGAGGTGGTTATTATACTAATCCAAACACAAACGAAACAACCCCTTGGTGTCGACACATTTGGAAAGCACAAACAATAAAAGTAAAAACTAAAAAATAATGGACGCACTATTTATATCACAACAATACTTAAAAGACAAATCATTAATTAATGATAATACAGACTGGGAGCTTTTGCAACCGTCTATTATCATGTTACAAGATTTGAAACTTCAACAAGTATTAGGTACTCCATTATTTGACGACTTGCAATCTAAAATTAATGCTGGCACTTTAAATAGTAATGAAACTAATTTAATAACTAAGTACATTCAAAAGATGTTACATTGGTATATTGTAATGGAAGCCACTACAATTTTAAAGTATCGTTATTCAAATAAAGGTGTGGTTGTTAAAAGTAGCGAAAACTCACAACCTATTTCTGAAAGTGAAATGAAAACACTTAAGGACGATTGGCGTGCAGTTGCTGAAGAGTATGCAGAATTATTAACTAAATATTTAGTAAAAAATGAAGGTTTATTTCCATTATATAATACTTATAATTCAGAGGGTATGTATAGAAGTAGAACTAACTTAAGCACAGGAATATTTTTAAATGATGACTTCGTGATTCGCAAATCGCAAATTAGCGACAATGACCAATTAATAGATTTTGGATATTTATAACTATGAGCAAAAAAAACGAGAATAAAATAATTGAAAAGTTAAAAGAAATTAAAAAAGAATATGCTAACATTAAACCAAACGATAGAGATTTTAAAAAACTTTTCTTTGAAACACAAAAGCCTAAATAGTTTCTATTTTGGCGACAAGTGGGAGGTTGGTGCATCAAGCGAAATTCAATATCCACTACTTTGGTGTTCTCTAACAAATACAATTAATACTAACGGTGTTATTGAGCGTAAATTTGTTATTGATATTTCAGACAAAGTTAATTTAGATGAGAGCAATGAAACACACGTTTTATCGGATTGTGAATTGATAGCTTTTGATTTACTTAATTACTTAGAACAGATTGAGGACTTAGGCGAAGTGCCTAACTTTCGAATAACTAAAGATTCAACGTTGACCGATTATACAGAGGATAGGGATGATATGGTTACGGGATGGTTCTTTGAATTATCTATTAAGTCTCATATTGGTAACTACTCATGTAACCTACCAATAAATAATGGTAATATTTTTGATGACAATTATATTTATATCGGCGGTTCAACAACTTCATGTGGTTCATTTGTAGTTGAAATTAAAGATCAAGCTGGTAATGTAATACAAACATTTAACACAAGTGGTGAATATGTAGTAACTGTATTATCAGGAATAAAAGATACAATAACAAGCAATGTAACAACAATAACAGACGATATAATATAAGATGGCAATAGTTAATGGTAGTTTAGAGTTAGGATATAAGAATACGGCGTGGTTCACTGCTAATCCTACATTGGTATTAAAGGAAGGGCAAATTGTTTACTTAGAACAAACGGGGACTTATAAAATAGGTAACGGTGTTTCTACATTAAGTGCTTTATCTTTTTTAGGTGTTAGTTCAGAGACACAAACGTTACAAAATGTAACCGACTTAGGTAGTACAACTACTAATTCAATAACGGCAAATGGATTTGTAAAAACAGGCGGGACGGCATCACAATTTTTAAAAGCAAATGGAAGTGTTGATTCAACTACTTATTTGTCAACTCAGGTAGTTCCCGTTGGTGGAACTACAGGGCAAATACTTGCAAAGGTTGACGATACTGATTACAATTTAGAATGGATTGAAAACTACGCTAACTATACAAGCGTATTAAAGCATACGGTAAGAGCTGGCGAAACACTTGTTAAAGGACAGGCGGTTTATGTAAGTTCAGCAAATGGAACTAATATAATTGTATCAAAGGCATCCAATACAACCGAAGCTACAAGCTCAAAAACAATGGGTTTAATAGCTCAAAATTTATCAACTAATAATAATGGGTTTGTAATAACAGAGGGTTTATTAGATAACTTAAATACTTCAACGGCAACCATTGGCGATCCAGTTTGGTTAGGTGTTAATGGTGCTTTAATTTACGGCTTAGTAAATAAACCTTATGCACCCGCTCACTTAGTATTCATTGGTATTGTAACAAGAGTAAGTTCAACGGTAGGAGAAATATTTGTTAAGGTACAAAACGGGTTTGAGTTAAATGAAATTCATGATGTCGATTTAAAAACTAATTTACCAAACAACAATGAAATTTTAACTTTTGAAAGTTCAACAAGTTTATGGAAAAATAAAAGTGTTATTTCTGCATTAGGATTTACGCCTTATAATTCAACTAATCCATCTAATTACATTAGCGGAATAACGAGCGGAATGGTAACGACTGCATTAGGTTTTACGCCGTATAACAGTACAAATCCAAGTGGTTATATCACAGGAATAACCAGCGGAGATGTTACAACGGCTTTAGGTTTCACACCTTACAATGCTACTAATCCAAGTGGTTATATAACCTCAAGTGCTTTGTCAAGTTATGTACCTTATACAGGTGCAACGGCTAATGTTGACTTAGGAACTTTTAAATTAGTTAGTCCATTGCACGAATCAACAAGTAACTTAAGTTTAAATGCGACGGGTAGTGTTCTTATAAAAAGCTACAACGCTCAATTAGCAGCATTTGCAACAAATAGTTTTACATTCACACCAATTTTAGTAACAAGTGGATTAACTCCAACATTTACTTTTACAAAACCTAATAATACTAATCAAACTGCTTCAGCTTCAATTGCTGGATGGAGTTTTGTAGGTGGCACACGTCAATGGGCAACAGGTAATATTACTGCTCAAAATGAAAACATTTGGGGTGCAGTTACTTATTCATTCGTTGGTGCTTCAACTATTACAAACGCTTATGGTAATGTATTTAATGCGCCAATAGCTGGGACTAACTGTACGATAACCAATAACTGGGCTGCTCAATTTAATGGTAATGTAGTTATCGGTAGTACGGGGCAGTTGATTGAAATTAAACAAACTACTAACGCTCCAAGTTATACTCAAACAGGTGCTACAAGTTCTGTATTTACAGTTAAATCAGGAACAAGAAGTTTACTTTACGAAAGTTATGCAGGTGATAATAATTATATTTCATCTATTGGTGCAAAATTAAGTATTACTGCTCCTAGTTCAGGAATATCTTTTTTTATAGCATCATCTGAAAAAATAAATATAAACTCAACAAGTTTTTTTCTTTTAGAAGGTTTTAATTTGCGAACAGGAACTACAACAGGTTCTAAAATAGGAACTAATATTACTGAAAAAATAGCGTTTTGGGGTTCAGCTCCAATAGTTCAACCAACTACTTCGGTAACGGCTTCTACATTTGTAAGTAACACATCAATGATTCTAAACGATAGCGCCACATTTGACGGTTACACAATAGGACAAGTTGTTAAGGCTTTACGAAATATGGGTTTATTAGCTTAATTTAAAAACAAAATATATATGAAAACACTAATCTATTTTAACACAATTAATTGCCCTGAGCAAATTGGATGTTCACAATTAACAGACGACTTAACTACTTTCTTAGCAGAGAGAAGTGAAATAATTATTAATCCCGTTATCACTGATAACAAATTAACTTTTGAAAAACAAGACGGTACATTTGCCGATGCAGTTTTATTAGAAGTGGATGCCGATTTTCAAAACTAATTATTATATTTGTAACATGGAAAATTTAACAGAAATAGAAAAAGCTCAACAATTGATTGATGCAGAAATAAAAAGAGTTGACGAAATTTGCTCAAACGAAATTAACGAAGTGCTTAAAAAACATTCACGTCAATTAGTAGTTAACGGACAATTTCAAGGCGACAAAATACAAACATCAATTTCATTAGTAAAAACAAATTAAAATGGAAGGTACTCAAATTATTACAATTCTTTTAGGCATACTTGGTTTTGTTGGAGCGTTAGGAGTTAACGCTTTGATGTCAATTGCAAAATCAGTAAATGAAATTAAGATTGAGATTCGTTCAATTGCAGTTAAACATGATGCTTTAGAAAAAAGAGTTGAACACTTAGAAGATGCTAAATAACGACCAATACTTCAGAGAGAAACAATTTAAAAATCAAATTGTTATACATCACACTGCCGGCGGTAGTAATGCCGATAACGTAATACATGGATGGAACTTTAATGTTGAACGTATTGGAACGGCTTACTTAATTGATGGTGCTGGCGTTATTAAAAAAGCATTTGAGCCAGAATATTGGGCGTATCATTTAGGTTTAAAGAGTGGTAATAATTTGAGCCTTAACAAAGGTAGTATTGGAATTGAAATATGTAATTGGGGACAGTTAGTTAAGAAAGGCGACAAGTATTTTAACTATGTAAATAAAGAAGTTCCTGAAAGCGAAGTTGTGCAATTAAAAAAGTTTAGAGGTTTCGAATACTATCATAAATACAATGATTTGCAATTGGAGTCTTTAAAAAAATTGCTACAAAATTTATGTGCTAAGTTTGCAATTAAAAAGCATTACAACTCAGATATGTGGGATATATCGGCAAACGCTTTAAAGGGTGTTAATGGTATTTATACACATGTATCTTACCGTTCAGATAAAAATGATTGCAGTCCACAATTCAATCTAATTGAAACATTAAAAACATTATGATAAAAAATTTAATTGATAGTTTAAAAAACAAAGGCGAATTTTCGGGGCGTAAACTTTCTGCATTCGTTGGCGTTTTAACTGCAATATATTTAACCATATTTAAAATACCATTAGAACATCAATTAGACGCTCTAATGGTATGGCTAAGTTTTAGTTTGTTATGTTTAGGGATTGTTACCGTTCAGAATGTAATTGAATTTAAGAATGGTAAACATCAGGCTTAGATAAAATTTCAATAAATATTCTTGCATCCTCTAATGTGTCGTAAGAAACGTAATGTAAACCACTTTCTAAAAATACAAATTCTTTATATTTTTTAAATGTAAACCAATTACGTTTAGTTTTCATATATCCTATAAAAAACTTTCCTTTACGTTCTAATATTATGTATTCCATATTAATTAAAATAATTTGCTATTTTTAAACAATGATTTTCACAATCACTTATACTTTTATTAAAATCATCTAAATTAAGATATTGATTTATTTTCAATGTATCAGTTGATTTATCTTTCTTTTTACTATAAAATAGATAAACAGATAAATGCCCGCTAATTTGAGTTGAAACTGTAATTGTAAAGTTCCCTTTAAAATAACTAAACGCGTCACTATTTCTATTACTAAAAACATAATCGTTGTTTTCCATTATATTTATAAGTTCCAATGACTTTATAAATATGCTTTTAAAATTTGCTTTTTCCATATTATTTTATTTGTAAGTTTTTATTTACTTTAATTGAACATCCCTCGATTAAGATACCAGACTTAATAGCATCTTTAATCTTTAATTTATCCGCACTTTCGCTAACTTTAACAACCTTATACAAAGCCGGCAAAGTATTAATATCCTCGACTTCAACTGATTCACTTTTACGAAATGAAATTTTTATTAAAGGCGTTTCAATTTTATCCACTTCAAAAGTTATCATAGCCATTTCAATGTTAGCTTTTAAACGTTCAATAGCTTTCTCACGTGTTTTCTTAGCTTGTTGCAAACGCTTTATTTCAGCATCTATTATATCCATTTCAGCATCAAATTGACGTGTGATGAATGCATAATTCTCTGACTTTGAATGAAAGTTATCTTTTGTAATTTGCAATGCCAACTCCAACTCAGGAGTAAGACATCCACCATTATCAATTAGCTCATTTACTATTTGTTGGTATTCTGCTTGTATTTTAAATATATTCATAGTTATTTTATTAAAGGGTTAGTAGTTTCTACAAATGTCCACCAAGCTTTTTCATCAGTTTCTTTACTTGTTCTTTGGTATTTAAAACAATAATGTTTTTCATTTTCACAATGTGAATAAAATCTTTGATGCCAAATATTAGTAGGATTCATTTTTACCCAAACCAAAGTGTCTTTTTCAATTACTTCATTTTGACTAAAGCCATTAAGTGTGTATGGTGTGTGTGATAGTACTTGGGGAGTGTTTTCATAAAGATTACCATCTTTACTAAATCTCATAGAAATACCATTAATAAATTTTACTATAATAGGATAATCAACATGCTTATAAGTATCGATTTCAATCACTTCTCCTTGTAATTCTTGCCAATAGACAATATCACCTTTTTTAAATTTTGTTTTTTCCATTATATTTTATTTTTAATTTCTTTAATTAATTTTCTTGACTCTTTACTAATACACAATTGACACATACTTTTTGAGAATCTAATTATATTAGGATTTGGTTTTGTACAAGTTGGACAAAGTTTTTTAAAACCATAATTATTCATAACCTTTAATTCTTTTTTAGTTAGTATCTTTTGCTTAGCCATTATTTCAAAGTTGCTTTAAGTTTATCTTTTAACGCTATTACTTCTGGATTAGCCATTTCTAATTTAGGCAGTGATTCATACACTTGTTTTAATTCATTAAGTGTCTTAACAACGATTAGTTTAGCTTTTGCAGATTCAATATCAATAACAGGTTGCTCAACTTTTGAAGTTGGCTTTTGGCTATCAGCATCACTTTCAGTTTCATCAATTAAGAATAAACCATTTAAAGCATACTTACGGGCGTAACTTGACGCCGTCCCAGTTGCTTGTTCTGCTGACATTCCTTTGTGTTCAGCAAGTTCAGCATATCCAAATGTGGGTATAGAATAAAGATGAGGGTTTTCAGTAGAAATTTTTTCATCAAAACAAAGCCTTGCAGTTGCTTTTAAGAATACTTTGTTACCAATGGATATAATTTCATCACTTAGTGTTAACCAAGCTTTATACTTTAACAGTATTGGTTTAACGGCTTCCAGAATGTCCTCAGCCGATCTGTACTTGTACTTACCAAAAGCATTTACATTTTGTTTTGGTACTTTTAATTCGTTTTGAATTTTTACTAAGTTTTCCATGTTTTATAAAATAAGAAACCCCCAACTCGATAGCCCTACCACAG